CGAGACCGATCCGGTCCAGCGCACGGTCGAGCCCGCCCCCGCGCAGGCGCGCGGCACCGGCGAGCGCGACGCGCAGTATCGCGATGCGGTCAGCGACGCCCTCATGCACCGCGCCGATCCGGGCCTGCACAAGCTGGGCGATGGCGCACGCGAGTTCCGCGGCCTCTCGCTGATCGAGATTGCCCGCCATGTCCTGGAGCGCGGCGGCGTCTCCACGCGCGGCATGTCGAAGATGGAGCTGGCGGGTGCGGCGTTCATGAGCAGGGCGAGCGCTGGTTACCACTCGACCAGCGACTTCCCGGCGATCCTCGCCAACGTCGCCGGCAAGACGCTGCGCGCGTCCTATGCCGCGACGCCTCGCACCTTCGGTGCATGGGCGCGGCGCGCGACCATCACCGACTTCAAGCCGGTGCAGCGGACGCAGCTGGGCGGGGCACCCGATCTCGAGCAGGTGCTGGAGTCAGGCGAGTTCCAGTACGGGACCATCGGCGAGGCCAAGGAGGTCTATGCGCTGGCCTCCTATGGTCGGATCATCGCTGTGACCCGGCAGGCGCTGATCAACGACGATCTGGATGCCTTCACCCGCATCCCGGCCGCGTTCGGGGCCGCAGCGGCCGATCTGGAATCGGACATCGTGTATGCGATCCTGATGCAGAACCCGGCCATGGGCGACGGAACCGCGCTGTTCCATGCCGATCACGGCAACCTCGCCACCGCCGCTTCGGTGGTAAGCGAGGCGGCACTGGCTGCGGCGTATCGCTCCTTTGCCCAGCAGACCGGGCTTGAGGGCCGGAAAATCTCGATCCTGCCCTCCTACATCCTCGTGCCGCCGGGCGTCCGCTCGGTGGAAGCCCGCAAGCAGGTGACGGCGACGACCCCCGGCAGCACTGCCGAGGTCAACACCTTCGCGAACCGTCTGCAGGTGATCGAGGAGCCCCGCCTGATCCCCGCTTCCGGCCAGGACCCCTGGTTCCTCGCCGCCGATCCGGCGCGCATCGACACCGTCGAGTACGCATATCTCGACGGGCAGGAGGGGGTCTTCACCGAAACCCGTATGGGCTTCGAGGTCGACGGAATGGAGATCAAGGCGCGGCATGACTTCGCCGCCAAGGCGATCGATTGGCGCGGTCTCTACAAGAACGCGGGCGCGGCGCCGACCTGACCTCCGACATGATGCCGGGCCGTGACCGCGGCCCGGCGCTCCTCAACCTCCATCGGGAGAGACCCCATGAAAAACTTCATTGCGCGTGGTGACGCGATCACCATTACCGCCGGCGCTGACATCGCGTCGGGCGACGGCGTCCTTGTCGGCAGCATCTTCGGCGTCGCGGCCGGCGATATCGCCAACGGCGCCGAGGGGGTCATCAATCTCACCGGCGTCTACGACCTGCCGAAGGCCGCCAGCCAGGCGTGGACGGTCGGCGCAAAGGTCTATTGGGACGCCACCGCGAAGAACTGCACCACGACCGGGACCAGCAACACGCTGATCGGCGTCGCCGTGCTCGCGGTCGGCGGCACCGCCGGCGAGACCATCGGCCGTGTGCGGCTGAACGGCACCGCGGCCTGACTGCCATGACCGCCTTTGCCGCCGCCATCGATCTGCTGTTCGCAGACCCGAACCTCGCGGTGGACGCAACATGGATGCCGGGCGGCGCTTCGCCCGGCTCCCCGATCCGCGCGATCCGCAAAGCGCCCGACGAGATCACCGATTTCGGCGGCGCGCGCATCTGGTCCGAGACCGTCCGCGTCGACGTGCGCGTGTCGGAGGTTCCTGCACCGCGGCCGGGCGACCGGATCGTGATCAGCGGCGAGACCTTCGAGCTGCAGGGCGAGCCCCGCCGCGACCGGGAACGCCTCGTCTGGACCCTTGATCTGAGCCCGGCGTGAAACTGCGGGCCGAGTTCACCGACCTCGCCCGGCTGATGGCGAACGAGGTGAGGGCCGGCGAAAAGGCGGTGCATTTCGGCATCAGGGACGCGGGCGTCGCGCTCAAGAACGTCTGGCGCGGCCAGATCACCGGCGCAGGCCTCGGCCAGCGTCTGGCGCGCACGATCCGCTCGGAGACCTGGCCGAAGCACAAGCACAGCATGAACGCGGCGTCGATGGTCTGGACCCGGGCGCCGGTCATCGTCAGCGCCCATGACACCGGGCCGCTGATCCGCTCCCGCGATGGCTTCTGGCTGGCGATCCCCACCGAAGCAGCCGGCAAGAGCCGCACGGGCAAGCGCCCCACGCCGGGCGAATGGGAGCGACGCACCGGGATGAGGCTGCGGTTCGTCTATCGCAAGACCGGCCCCAGCCTGCTGATCGCCGAGGGCCGCATCGCCAAGGGCGGTCGCGCCGTCGCGTCCCGGTCCAAGACCGGCCGCGGGCTGACCTCGATCCCGATCTTCCTGCTCGTGCCGCAGGTCAAGCTGCGCAAGCGGCTCGATCTCGAGAAACCGGCGCAGGCGGCGCTGGCGGCGCTGCCCGCCGCCATCGTGCGCAAATGGAGCGACATGCCATGACCACCCGCCGCGAACAGGTGCTGTCCGCTCTGCACGACCAGCTCAAGGGCATCACGGGCGGCGTCGCCGTGCTGCGGAACGCCTCGCTGCCCGAGCGAATCCCCGAAGCCGGCCTGCTGATCCTGCGCGACGGCACCCCGGGCGAGCCCGAGGTAACGCTGTCGCCGCTCCGATACCATTACGAGCACCGCGCCGAGATCGAGGCGTTCGTCCGCGGCACCGGGCTCGATGCGGCATTCGACGCGCTGACCTCGGCGGTCGGCACCGCGCTCGCCGCGGACCGGACGCTGGGCGGGCTGTGCGATTGGGTCGAGCCCGAGGCGCCCGAGCCCGCCGACCTGCCCGTCGACGGCGCCACCATGATCCGGGCGGCGGTGCTGATCGTCACCCTCCACTACACCAGCGCCGACCCGCTGGCCTGATCCCGAGAAAGGACACCACATGGCACGTGCACAAGGCGCGCGGTCGCAGCTCGCGGCCGCGTTCGAGACCATCTATGGCACCGCGCCGGCCAGCGGATACACCCGCCTGCCCTTTGCGGCGTCGTCTCTCAGCGCCGAGCAGCCCCTGCTCGCGTCCGAGCTGCTGGGATACGGGCGCGATCCGCTGGCCCCGGTCAAGGACGTGCTGACCTCGGACGGCGATCTGACGGTCCCCATCGATGCAGAGGCGTTCGGCTTCTGGCTCAAGGCCGCATTCGGCGCCCCGACCACCACCGGCACCAGCCCGGGCCCCTATACGCATGAGTTCCGCTCGGGCGCATGGTCCCTGCCGTCGATGGCGATCGAGACCGCCCTGCCGGAAGTCCCGCGCTTCGCCATGTATTCGGGCGTGATGCTCAACCAGCTGTCCTGGACCATGCAGAGATCCGGGCTGCTGACCGCCACCGCCAGCCTCGTGGCACAGGCGGAGACGGTTGCGACCACCACACAGGCCGGCACGCCCGCCAGCCTCGATCTGCTGCGCTTCGGGCATTGCAACGGCTCGATCGAGCGCGATGGAGTGGCACTGGGCAACGTCGTCTCCGCGCAGATCAACTACTCCAACAACCTCGATCTGATCGAGACGATCCGGGCCGATTGCCGGATCGAGGGTGCCGACCCCAGCATCGCGGCGCTGACCGGATCGATCGAGGTGCGCTTCGCCGACACCACGCTGGTCACCCAGGCGATCAACGGCGCCCCTTGCGAGCTCGAGTTCGCCTATACGCTGCCGACCGGCGAGGCGCTGACCGTCACCGCGCATGCGGTCTATCTGCCGCGTCCCCGGATCGAGATCGCCGGCCCGCAGGGCGTGCAGGCGACCTTCGACTGGCAGGCCGCGCGAGACCCGATCACCGGCCGTATGGCGACCGTCACCCTCATCAACGATATCGCGAGTTACTGATCCATGATCCGCCTCAATCTCTCGGCCAGCGCGCGCTGGATCGACCTCGTCCCGGGCCTGCGACTGCACGTCCTCCCCGTCACCACCGCCGTCATGGCTTCGGCCCGCGCCGACAGCGCGCTGGATGACCTGTCTGCGGACGCCCCGCGCGAAGTGCTAGCCGTTGCCATGGCCAAGGCCGTGGCGCGGCAGGTGGTGATCGGCTGGGAGGGAGTCGGGGACGAGGACGGCGAGCCGCTCGCGATCTCGCCCGAGGGCATCGACGCGCTGATCGATATCTGGCCGGTGTTCGAGGCGTTCCAAGAGCAATGTCTCGGCCCGCATCTGGTACTGGATGCGGAAAAAAACGGCTCCGCGCCCTCGCCGAATGGCACTTCGGAGGGGGCGACCGATACTGCGAAGCCTGCGCGGGGCCGTGCCCGGACTGCCCGACAAAGCTGAACTATCCGCAGACACAGGAAGGCTCACAGGTCTGGGACCTGGCCGGGCGGCTCGGCGGGCAGCTCCGGGCCATTCCGGGCGCCGTCCTCGGCTGGGACATGACCGCCGCCCTCGCGCTCGCCGGCGCGCTGGGCATCGACGCGCTGGCCGTCGCCGAGCTGCTGCCGGTGATCGAGGCCGAGATGGTCCGCAAGACGAACGAGAAGATCGGGGAAGGCGCCGGGAATGGCTGAGAAGAAGGTATCCGTCCGACTGGTGGCCGAGAACGGCCGGCAGGTGCGCGCGGAGCTGGAAGGCATCGGCAATGCCGGCGCGGCCTCGTTCAAGCGCATGTCGGCCGAGGTCGACACGGCCGGCGTCATGCTCAAGCGGCTGGCCGGGATCGCCGCCGGCGCGTTCAGCGTCCGCCAGATCGTCCAGTACACGGATCAGTGGACGGACCTGCAATCCCGGGTCGATCTCGCCACCGGCAGCCAGGAGAAGGGTGCGCTGGTCATGGAGCGCCTCGCGCTGATGGCGCGGCGCACCTATTCGGAGCTGGGCCAGACAACGGAAAGCTGGCTGGCCAATGCCACTGCCCTGCGCGAACTCGGCATGTCGACGCAGGAGAGCCTCGATTTTACCGAGGCACTGAACAACGCCATGGTGGTCTCGGGCGCCAAGGCCGAGCGCGCGGCCTCGGTCCAGAACGCGCTGTCAAAGGCCATGGCGCTGGGTAAGCTCTCCGGCGACAACCTCAACACCGTGATCCAGACCGGTGGCCGCGTGGCCGAGCTGCTGGCGGCAGAGCTGGGCACCACCGTCTCGGGCCTGCGCCAGATGGGAAAGCAGGGCCTGATCACCGGCGAGGTGATCCGGACGGCGCTG